ATTTGCCCATGTGATCCTTCAGGGCTTCAATGTTCTCATGATCGTGCGCGCCCTCTTCGGGTTCATGCCGGCCGTCCTCATGGATTCCGTGCGAGCGGTAAGAGTAGCCGTCATGCGAAACAATCATGTGCTTGGAGCCAGGCTCCGCGGCGTGAAGCGCTTCTGCCGCGGCGTGATGATGGTCGCCCTCCGGCTCCTCGCCCGTATCGACGTGCGCGGGGGCCTTGGGTTCGGGTGCGGCCTCGGCGCGGCGGCTACCAAGGCGAGAAAGAGATTTAGGCATTTCCACTGGTTTGCTCCTTTGCAATCAGTATAGAATAGGCCGCCTGAAAGCGGCCTATCAGTTTGCTATCCAACTTGCGAAAGAACCAGTGTCGGCTCGGTAGGCGCAACAGCAGTCGGGGTGATAGTGAAACTGACTTGGTTTGACGTCAGCACGGTAACGCCGTCGGTGCCCAGCGCAGTGGCTGCGATAATGCCCGACGTGTTGGTATCTGATGCGGGCACTGTAGCCACAACCTGCTGAGACAGGGGAATTGCGCCGTTGGTCAGGTCGATAGTTGCGGGAGCAAAGGTGATCAGCGAATCGGGCGATGAAAAGGTAAGAGTGGGTTCATATCCGGCAGGCGCAGTAACACCAGCAGGAAAGTCGATTGCAACTGCGAATTGGCCTGTCTGGCCCGCAGTGATATTGCCAATAGCCATGGTATCTCCTACTTGCAAAAGGGTTAAATGCGGAGTTTCTAGCAGCCGAAGTATACGATGCAACAGCCGCAATTCTTCATGATTGAACATGTTTAAGCCTTCGGTGGGGCAGGTGTCCACGCAGCCGCATTTGCTTTTGCGGCATCGTTCAACGGGAGATCAGTCGCGGCTTCCTCCAGACCAGCCGTAACACTGGATGGCAGGGTACCATTCGAAGCGTCTGGAGACGCCGGTAAAGGGTTTACAAGGGTCCCGGCATTGTAGGGAGGAGAAGTCAGCGCGGGATGGTTCTCGACAGCCGCAAGACGGGCATGGAGCGATTGGAGGGTGAGCCCGCTTTCCTCCGCTTGAAGGTTTGGCCCACGTTCGGCGGCAGTTTGATCAAGGTTAGCTTTGGTTTGCTTGAGACGATTCTCCCGTTCTTCTTGTGCTTCTTCTGGCAGATTACTCATTGATCCTCCTGTGATCCCCAATATCCCAACAACGCTCTTTCTTCCTCATGCACAGAATCGCTTGCTTTTTCCAGTGCTTCACGTGCCTGACGCCAGTTTACACGCTTTGGCGCGGCCGGTTTCGCAATAATCTTCGGCTTTTGAGGCTCGGCTGTCAAATACTTCTGGACCGACTCTTGATTGCGCTTAACAGTTTCGCGGAGAGCTTTTGCGTTTTCCTCCACTTCGCCAATCCGACGATGCGCCGCCTTGAGCGCCTTCGCCAGCGTCAGGTTCTCGCGTTCCAAATGACCGATTCTGTCCATAATGCGATTTCCCCACCAACAGAAACCCCATATGGACAATATCAAAATGACCGAAAGAATTATCGTGCCGACCATCTTCCCCTCCGCTTCGGCTTGTTGCGGTTTTGGGCCTCGAACCTGTGCATAGCCATGGCCAACTCCGTTGGGTCTACAATAACACCGTTTTCCACGAATTGGCTGGCAACTTCGGCGCGAACTACCGAAATCGGCGTTTTTGCCGAGCGCAGATAGCTCTTCAATCCGTAGCGCGCGCTTTCTGAAACATCTTGTTCCAGCCGTGCCTGACCCTTATCCGTCTTGAGAACCACATCCAAATCCTTCGGGTCGCGCATCAAGATAGGCAACGATTCCAGTAGCTCCGGACATTCCCCGCTGATCAGCCAGATCAGATCGCCCTTCAAGCCTTTTGACTTGGTATTGGCCAACATCTCGTACATCAGCGTCCATCCGCCTGGCCGATCATTATCGGCAGGCTCAGGCTCGGGAAGCTCGTGCGCTACAAGTTCCTTGCGCTGATTCAGGGCAATCGTGTTGGGCGAATCTCGCTCCCCAAAAGCGTCCGGGCTGAGGAAATACTGCTTGATCCGCTTGCGCTCATCTGCCGGAGTAGCCTCGACAATCGCACGCCCCACCTCGGTCGAGTCCAACTCAGACACAATCTTGCGCCGATACGTGACTACCACTCGTAACGGTTTTGATACCTCCCAGTCAAGAATCTGCTTGACTTCGCTCGGAGCCAATATCTGCACCCCATGCCAGAACGTTGCGCAGAAGTGGCTCTTGCCCCAATCCTGGCTCATCCACCGCGTAGACCATGGCTTGAGGATCTGGCTCACCTGTGTTGCATCGATCATCGTTGCCTGACGGTCAAACGCCCGCCCGAAATAAGCACCCTCAAGCGATTCCCACGATCCCAGCAAATCGCGGTTGCGCAGCGCCGGGTCGAGCGAGTTCAGCGACTTTCCATAATCCGACCGCGTGACGAAATACTCGAAGCGCTCCTTGTCGGTCCAGCCGTAGTAGTCGTCCTCGGTCAGCCCATCCGCGGTCAGAGCCACACGGGAGAATTCGACGTTGTCCCAGGGGTAGACGTGGAGAAAACGGTAGTCTGCCGGGTCCTCGTGCTCATTGTATTCGCGGGTATGAAACCATTTGCGAAGAGTCTGAATGCCGGCGCCGCCCATGTTGAACAGCAGCAGCATCGTTGCCCCGCCCGCGGCACACCGGCAAGCATTCTTCATTTCACGCAATTCCGGCTCTACGAACTGCTCGGCTTGATCCACGATGATGTATTTGTAGTTTGCCGAGCGGAAGCGCCGCTCGACATCGGCAAGATTTTCTGCGTAAGAATAATCAATCTCGCTGCGCGTGCTGGGAATGACCAGCTTGGCAACGGAGACGTGGAACGAAGATCGCAGATGAGGCCAGAGACGCAGGGTCGGCTCGATGTGATACTTGCGCACCTGATCAAAGTTGCGCATCACCACGCATGACAAAATGCCCTTTTGCTCGTGGGAAAGCGTCAGCAAAGCTCGGTCCGCTGTGCTTGACTTGGCTGCCCCGCGCCCACCGCCGACGCCTATCCATCCAGATCGGTTATCGCCTAACCAATCGAGAATCTGCCACTGTTTGGGTTGGAGCGCGATCTCTAGCGAGCCAGCCATACTGTACCGGCGGCGAGCGCCGACTCTGCCCTAAGCGCGTAATACAAACCAGAATGGAACTGGGCAGTCAAGACCTGCCCGGCGCCGGCCTGTATCTCGTACTGCGCGATCCCGTCGTAAATCGGCAGGAAGTGCGCCTTGACCAGATCGGGAGAAGCCATCAGGGTGAGTACGGAAGTTGTGGCGTTGTAGATGCCGAGGGTGGCATTGATCGGCTGAGGTGTGAGCGCCACAGCCATCGTTAAATCGTTTGCGGCCATATCCTCGGCATTGAGAATGCGTAGCTTATCGCCGCTCGATAGTTCTGTCGGAGCTTGCACTGCGCCAAAAAGGGGCATGGTTCACCTCATTCATTGGTACAATGTACCACAATTGCGCTCACTCGACTTTCGGCCCGATCCGCCGAACCACCAGCTCCACCGGGTTGTCCGCATCGCCCTTGAGCGTTAGGTTCTCGCCGTATTTTTTCGGGCATCGCTTGCTCAACTCCCACTTAAGTGTGTCCACCTGTTGGCGTTTCCACGCCACCCAGCCGGGATCAACGCCAAACTTGCCCCGCTCTGGCGCCATAGTCTGCAGCTCGCGCAAATGGTCAAACGCAAGATCGTCGCCGAGTTCTTTCGCACGCGCGTACTGGTCGGCAAGTTCTTTGTTTTCATGTACATGATCGATAAATGATGTGTGCGAAATCCCCATCCCGCGACAAATCGCCCGGAGAGAGCGCTCACCAAGCGATACCTCCTCAACGATTTGATGCTCCATTGCCGATGTCAGTTTCTGCGCTCCCATAGAGCCCATTATAACCGATCAGAAGTTTTCCACAAGATATTCATAACTTTCTTTATTTAACTTGAAAATAGTTGAAAATAATCCTTGACAACTGTGTGAGGGACTAAACTATATTAAAAACATCGGAGGCAATAGCCCCGAAGGATAATGAAAATGAACAACTACTGCGAAGTAAGCCCGTACACGAATCCAGCCGGACGGCTCGGTTCCCTTTTGAATTT